TGGCGGCGCGGCCGCCACCAATGCCAACATCCAGAGCTACATGAACCGGCTCTATATGTCCTGCGTTCGCGGCTCCGACGCGCCCGATCTCGTCGTCGCCGACAACAACTTCTTCCGCCTCTACTGGGAATCGCTGCAGGCGATCCAGCGCATCACCTCGGCGGACAAGGGCATGTCCGGCTTCCAGTCGCTGCAATACATGGGCGCCGACGTGATCTTCGACGGCGGCTTCGGCGGCGGCGCGCCTGTTAATCAGATGTTCTTCCTGAACACCAAGTACCTGTTCTACCGCCCGCACCGCGACCGCGACATGGCGCCGATCGGCGACGAGCGCATGAACACCAACCAGGATGCCTTCGTGCAGCTCATGGGCTTCGCCGGCAACCTCACCATGAACAACGCCTTCCTGCAGGGCGTGTTGTTCGCCTAAGTCGAGAAAGGATCAACTCCAATGACCATCGCAACTTCCCAGACCGATCGTCTTGGCGCGAACCCATTCGTCGTCGAAGGCCCGATCGTTTCCGGCTCCGGTATTCCCGGGCCGAACTTCGCCCTCGGCGCGGTTGCCGGCGGCGACCGTGAATCCGAATGGGTCTATTGCCAGCTCGTGCTGGCCTCGCAGACGACCCTTCAGCCCGGCCAGTGGTTCCAGTGGACCCGGGATTATGTCGCCTCGCTGCTGACCACGGCCGCTGCCGTCGTCGGCCAGCGCTGCGGCGTCTTTTCGGGCGCCGCCCAGCCGCCGACGCTGACCGGCGGACCGGTCGGTGCCGTCACCCTTGCGGCAGGCACCTATTACCTCTGGCTGCAGCGCAATGGCCAGGCGCCGTCGCAGGTGGCAACCGCCACGGCGGCTCTCGTCGTTGCCGAAACCACCACCACCGCAGGCCAGGCGAGCGCCCCGGCCTCGGCGACAACAACCACCAAGGCCATCGCCAACGTCAACTTTGCGGCGGCCAACCAGACGTTTACCGCAACCACCGTCAACGGCTCCAACCTGCTGACCAGCCTGTCCGGCCTCAACGCCGGTTCCGGCCCGTTCATCGGTGCAGCTGTCTCGGGCACCGGGATTGCAGGCGGCACGACGATCTCGGGCATCACCTACAACCCGAACGGCGTCATCCAGAGCATCACCCTCTCGGCCAACGCCACCGCCAACGGCACCGGCATCACCATCACCGCGACGGGTGTGCTCGAGGCGACGCTGATGCGGCCGTTCCTGTCGAAGGTGAACTAAGCCAGGACGTCGACTACGACGGGCGTTTCGGCGCCCGTTGAGATTCCCTTCTCCTTTGTTATGCGCGGCCTGCCCCTCATCCGGCTGCCGCCACCTTCTCCCCGCTTGCGGGGAGAAGGGACATGCCGTGACCTCTCCGTTCCCCCGCTTGCCTCTCGCAGGGCACGTCCCCTCGCCCCGTTTACGGGGAGAGGGTTAGGGTGAGGGGCTGCCACCGGCACGACCTCACAGCCGGCGCTTCGGCGCCCCTTCCTTTCCCCGCCATCAACAGCGAGACACACACCATGCCCGACAGCAGCAACGGAATTTACGCCTCCTTCAGCCTCGAACCGGTCGAGCAGACCTTTCTGACGGAGAAGGAAGGCCGGCCGATTTTTGCCGACAAGGAATTCGTCCGCATCTTCATCTCAGGCGACAAGCATACCGAAGTCTATCGCGAGGTTACCGAAAACGACAAACAGCGCTTTTCCGACGCTTATAAGCGCTTCAAGGAAGGCGCGGCCGCCCGCGAGCAGCTGACCGGCACACCGCTGGCGCAATGGCCCTATCTCAAGCCCAGCCAGATCAAGGAGCTGGAGGCGGTCAATATCTATACCGTCGAGCAGCTCGCAGCGCTTTCCGACACCGTCAAGCAGAAGGTCGGCATGGGGGCGAACGAGCTCGTCGCCGCCGCCCGGGCCTATCTTGCCACCGCCGAAAATTCCAGCGCGGCCTCGGCCTTTGCCGCCGAAAACGAACGGCTGAAGGGCGAGGTCACCCGCCTGCAGGAGCAGATGAAAGAGATGGCCTCCCGCTTCGAGGCCCTCGAAAACGATCGCCAAGGCAGCAAGTCCCGCGGCCGCGTCGCCGCCTGAACCGGAGATCCCGTGCATGTCGCTCTTGACCATCATTCAGAACGTCTGCGCGGAAATCGACCTCGATCCGCCGACGGCCGTCATGTCCTCGGCGGATCCGCAGATCATGCAGCTGCGCATCCTCTCCACCCGCGCCGGCCGCGACCTGATGCGCGAGCATGATTGGTCCACACTCCTGGTCGACAGGCAATTCACCGCGACCGGCGCTAACCCCGAGCCGACTGAGCCGCCCGCCGACTGGGACCGCTTCGCCACCAATGCGAGGATCTGGAACGCTTCGCGCCTCTGGCAGCTCAACGGCCCCGTCGAGCCGCAGACCTGGCAGCGCCAGACGATCCTGAACTCGAGCCCAGTGCCGCAGATCTGGCGCATGTCGGGAGGCAAGCTCGACATCTACCCCAACGCTTCCGGCGAGACGATCGGATACGAATATATCTCCGGCTTCTGGGTGGCGGTGAACGGCGGGGCGACTTATGCCGGCAACTGGGCGAACGATACCGATACGGCGCGTTTTCCCGAGGATCTTCTCGAACTCTCGCTGATCTGGCGCTGGAAGCGGGCCAAGGGCCTCGATTATGGCGAAGAGATCGCCAGTTTCGAGCGATCCAAGGAAGCCGCCATCGGCGCTGATCGCGCCGCAAGCGCCGTCGACCTCTCTCTGCCGGGCAGGGACCAGGCGCCCGAGAATTATTGGCCCGGCACGATCACGGTTCCAAGCCCATGACCCGCAGACCTGTCCCCCCGAACGGGCGCACCCGCCGCGTTTCGCCCAGCAAAGACTGGATCGCGCCGATCGGCGGCTGGCGAACCGATGTCGAGATGGCGGATATGCCTGCCGATGCCGCCTTTCAGCTCGACAACTTCTTTCCCGAGGCCAACCGGGTGCGCGCCCGCTATGGGTCGCTCGCCTTTTCCACCGGCCTCGGCGGCGACGTGCAGACTGTTATGCCCTATTCGGGCGCCACCAACCGGCTTTTTGCCGCAGCCGGTGACAAGATATTCGACGTCACTGTCGGCGGCGCCGTCGGTGCGCCTGTCGTCTCCGGCATGGCCAGCGCCCATTGGTCGGTGCAGCAATATACCAACCCGGCCGGCCAGGAGTTCCTGCGTCTCGTCAACGGCCTCGACACGCCCTTGCTCTTCAACGGCACCGCCTGGACGAACAATTTTCTTGTCGGCACAGCAACACTTGCCACCCAGAACGTCGCCGTTCGCAACACGCCCTACATGCTGAGCTTCTTCGGCACCGGCTCCGTCACGCTTTCCGGCGCCTTCACCGGCACGCTGAACGGAACTGGTATCAACAACCGGGTGTCGCTCGCCTTCACACCGGCGGCCGGCACGCTTGTCGTCACCGTTTCGGGCTCGGTCACCAATGCGCAGCTTGAAAAGGGCGCGGTCGTGACACCTTACGTGCCCTCGACGATGATCACGGGCATTTCGGACGCCTCGCTGCTGATCGCGGTGACGGCCTATCGCTCGCGTCTGTGGTTCATCGAGAAGAATTCGACCAATGTCTGGTATCTCGCCACCGATGCCGTCAGCGGCGCGGCGACGGTTCTGCCGGTCGGCGGCAACATGAAATATGGCGGCACGCTGGTTGCGATCAACGTCTGGACCATCCCCGTTTCCACGGGTCTGCAGCAGTGCCTGGTGCTGATCTCCTCGGAAGGCGAGGTGATCGTCTTCCAGGGATCGGATCCTTCGAGTGCTTCCAACTGGGGCCTGATCGGCACTTTCAAGCTCGGCCGGCCGCTCGGCACCGATCGCTGCCTGCTCTCCGTCGGCGCCGATCTGGCGATCATGACGACGGATGGCATCGTGCCGATCAGCAAGGCGGTGCAGCTAGACCGGGGCGCCACCAGCCTCGGCGCGATCACCGCCAAGATCGGCCCGACCTGGCGCGAGACCGTGGCGGCGATCGGCACGACGTCCGAGGAGTGGCAGCTTTCGAGCTTTCCGGCGCGGCAAATGGCGATCGTCAACCTGCCGTCCTCCTTCGGCCCCTATCAATATGTCATGAACACCGAAACCGGGGCCTGGTGCCGCTTCGTCGGCATGCCGGCCTCCTGCTGGGCGACATGGCAGGACCGGCTGTTCTTCGGCAGCGCCGACGGCACGGTCCGTGAGGCGGAAACCGGCGCCAACGACAATGGCGTGGCGATCGATGCGCTGATGGTCGGTGCCTGGAGCCGCTACGGCGACGGGCTCTCGACCAAGCTCTCGAAGCTGATCGGGGTGACGGCGCAGATCGGGGTGTCGACGCTGATGTATGCCGGGATCTCCGTGGACTATCAGACCAAGATTCCGACAGCCCTTCTGTCGTCGGTCGAAAACAATGCTGCGGCGAAATGGGGAACGGCGATCTGGGGTGTCGCGAAATTCCCCGGCATTTCGCTCGTCCGCAAATTCGCCTCCGCAGGGGGCGCGGGTTCGGCGCTCGCGCCGACGATCCGTGCGCTGATCTCGGGTTCATCGGGCTCCGTCTCCGAGGCGGCGGTGATCGGCGGCTCCGTGCTTTATGAAAAGGGCGCGCCGATTTGATCGTCTCCGAACCGCGCGAGGAGATCGCGGCCTGGGTCGGCAACAGGATCGGCGTCGTCTTCTATCCGCCTTACACCACGCTCGCCCATGTCGACCGCGGCCGGATCATCGCCGGCTTCGTCTTCAACGTCTGGACCGAACATGACGTCGAGGTTTCGCTTGCCGCCGACCGGCTGACGCTGACGCTGATGCGATCGGTCTTTCACTACGTGGTTCGCCAGCTCGGCTGCCGCCGGGCAACCGCAAGGACCCGCGCCGACAATATCGAGGCCCAGACGGTTCTGGCCCGGCTCGGCGCCCGTTTGGAAGGCCGCCAGCAAGCCTATTTCGGCGACTGCGACGCGCTGCTTTACGCAATCATGAAAGAGGATTTTCCCTATGGTCTCCACGCCGAAGGCCCCGAAGGCGCCTGATCCGACCCAGACCGCAGCGGCGCAGACGGCCACCAACGTCGACACCGCCATCGCCAATGCGGGCTTGAGCCACACCAACCAATACACGCCGGATGGCTCGCTGGAATACAAGGTCAGCGGCTACCAGACGATGAAAGACCAGACCGGCAAGACCTATCAGCTGCCGACCTATTCGGCCTATCAGACCTATTCGCCGCAGAATCAGGCGATCTATGACCAGTCACAGCAGACGCAGCTCGGGCTGGCGAAGCTCGCCAACCAGCAGACGGCCAAAGTCTCCGGTATCCTCGGAACGAACGTCGATCTCAGCGCCGGCAATGTCGACAAATATGTCAACAATCACTGGCAGTCCGGCTTCAACAACCAGTGGGACCGCGATCAGGCAAGCCTCGATCAGAGCCTGGCCGACAAGGGCATCTCGATGGGCTCGGCCGCCTACAACAACGCCATGCGCGATTTTTCAACGCGCAAGCAGGCCGCCTCCGACCAGTATCTCGGCGACATGTATTCCAATGCCCAGAACTCGATCCTGACAGAGCGAAACCAACCGCTGAACGAGATTTCGGCGCTGATGTCTGGCTCGCAGGTTCACCAGCCGAGCTATGTCAACACACCGACGACGCAGCTTCCGACTGTGGATCAGGCCGGGCTGATCAATGAGAACTTCAATCAGCAGATGGGCCTCTACGACCGGCAGGTCGCCCAGTCGAACGCAGCGATGGGTGGGCTCTTCGGTCTCGGCGGCTCGCTGCTCGGCGGCTGGGCGAAATCCGACCGTCGGTTGAAGGAAGACATCAAACGCGTCGGCACG